CCGTACCAACAAAAATTTACATGACGGGATCAATCAGATCGTGGATTCATTACATCGATTTGAGATCTGCTAACGGCACACAAAAAGAACACATGGATATTGCGGAGGGAGCACGTAAGATCTTTGTGGAACAACTACCTATCGTATCCGAGGCATTAGAATGGCAATGACTGACCCAATTACAGTAGAAGATTACAAGTGCGTGAGTGAAGAGTTCTTTCAGAAGTATAACTATGTTGTAGAACGCATGGGTCCTGTGCCCCCAAAGGCAGAGGATGTTCTGAAGATTATGGAAGCACTCAGCGCACAAGTTATTAAAGAGAGAGTGAAGAGTAAGATCGGACCTTTTGGATTTAACAAATGCAAAAGTGAAGATGAGAATCCATAAAACTGGAAAAAATTTTCCCGCCAAAAAATGACCTAAAACCTTTTTCATATGCCTACCTATCCTGTAAAACACAAAGAAACTGGAGAGACAAAACAACTCTCCATGACGATCTCTCAATACGAAAAGTGGAGAGAAGAAAACCCCGACTGGGATAAAGATTGGTCTGCAGGTGTTGCAGGCGTCGGTGAAGTTGGGGAGTGGCGTGATAAAATGTCGAAGACACATCCTGGTTGGAAGGATGTGATGAAAAAAGTTCAACAAGTCCCAGGTTCTCAAATTAAAGGTTGGTAAATAGTATGCCCAGAAAGCAAAAGCAGTACACGATTCCCGTTCCGCCAGGTATGAGTAAGAAGCAGATGAAACGTCGCCGTCCTATTAACAGTGGATATCTTCTCGATATCAATCCACTCACAGATAATCAAGAGATTATGTTCAGTGAGTGGGAAGACAATAAGAACTTGTTTGTCTATGGTTGTGCTGGTACAGGTAAAACTTTCATCGCACTTTACCTAGCACTGAAGGAAGTTCTTGAAGAGGATTCTCCTTATGATAAGGTGTATATTGTCCGCTCACTGGTTGCTACTCGTGAGATTGGTTTCCTCCCTGGAGATCATGAAGACAAGTCATCTCTTTACCAGATTCCTTATAAGAATATGGTTAAGCATATGTTCGAGATGCCTGACGACAATAGTTTTGAGATGCTGTACGCAAACCTCAAGAGTCAGGAAACTATTTCATTCTGGAGCACATCTTTCCTTCGCGGCACCACTCTAGACAATGCTATTGTTCTCGTAGATGAATGCCAGAACCTGAACTTCCACGAACTTGATAGTCTTATCACTCGTATCGGTCAAGACTCTAAAGTTATTTTTGCAGGTGATGTTGCACAGACTGACCTACAAAAGAGTGCAGAGAAAGATGGTATCCTTGACTTCCAAAGGATCCTCAGAGAGATGGATGAATTCTCTATGATTGAATTCGGTATTGAAGACATCGTTAGATCTGGTCTAGTGAAGTCTTATCTTGTGAACAAAATTAATCTCGGTCTATGAACATTTTCAATCACGTTGGTGACTATACTCCAGTTCATATGGAGGCGCAGACAGATAAAGAAACTGGTAAGCGCATCTACGTTACCCCTAGCGGCAACAGATATCCATCAGTCACCACTGTGATTGGTAGCAATAAGAAAAAGATGCAGTCCATCATGCGGTGGAGAAAGCGGGTTGGTGCGGAAAAAGCAAACAACATTACCGCTCGCTCCACCAATCGTGGAACAAAGTATCACAGTATTGTTGAGGATTACTTTAACAATCAACTAGATCTCAAGAAGTACAGCAAGTATCCGCTTCCTGTGCTGATGTTCAATCATTCTAAGAGTACACTTGATCGTATAAATAATATATACTTTCAAGAAGCGGCGCTCTACTCAGACAAATTAGAGCTAGCAGGGCGTGTTGATTGCATTGCAGAATTTGATGGAGTATTGTCCATCATTGATTTTAAAACATCAGCATCTGAAAAAGCGGACAATAGACTCTACGATTACTTCGTTCAGGAAACAGCATACGCCTGCATGTTAATGGAGGTGCATGGTATTAGAGTCTCTCAGTTAGTTACAATCGTCGCTTGTGAATCGGGCGACACGCAGGTTGTTGTTCGTCCACTTTTGAAAGAATATCTAGATTCCTTACTTAAGTACATCGACGAATATAAAACTGCCCATGGACAAAAGCAAACTATTAGAGGATAAATTTATGACTGCGGCTAGATTCTCGCAGGAAGTTGAAAAAATAGTTTTGAACAATAGAGACATGAACTATATTGATGCTATAATTCACTACTGTGATCTAAATGAAATTGAGTTGGAGACTGTTCCTAAACTCATTTCAAAACCACTGAAAGAAAAACTTAAGTTCGACGCACAAAAGTTGAACTTTATTAAACGTACTTCTAGAGCAAAGTTAATGTTGGTATGACTGAATTCTTTAAATCGGAGATGGTCCGAGGTGACTTACAAGAGATGATGGAACTTCAGCAGACCTGCTTCAGGTATGCATCCAGTTTTCCAATTCTAGATACTGAAAGGAGACTTGAGTATCTGGAGGCGATGAATCTTCTGTTGGAAAAGCAGAAGATCATGTATCATCGCATGAACTTGAGTGATGATGAAGAAGCGCAGACCGTTGTTGAAAACATGCGGACTGCTGTTGTAATGCTGGGTGGAAATCCAGAATTAACTGTAGAAGATATGTTTGCTGACCTTGAGAACAAGGTCAACGTCATGATAGACAAACTGCAAAGCGGCACAGGGGGTTGACGCTCCACGCTGCTTTTGATACTATACCTTTGTTGGGCAGATGAGTCGGGGAGACCCGCCTGTACGTAAGACCCAACGCACAAACCAAATCCAATTATATCCGACTAAATCCAATGGCATCTATCCACGATCTAAAGCGCAAGTCCCAGGCAAACTTCGCTTTCCTGCAGAAGGAAATCGAAAAGTCCACTACTCAAGGCAGTAGCGACGAGAGGTTCTGGAAGCCCGAACTTGACGCTAGCGGCAACGGTTACGCTGTTATCCGCTTCCTTCCTCCCCCTGACGGTGAGGATGTTCCTTGGGCAAAACTGTACTCCCACGCCTTCCAAGGTCCTGGTGGTTGGTTGATCGAAAACTGCCTCACTACCAAGAACGAGAAGTGTCCTGTCTGTGCTCACAACAACGGATTGTGGAACAGTGGTGTGGAGTCAGACAAAGAGATCGCACGTAAGCAGAAGCGTAAACTGACTTACTACACCAACATCTATGTTGTTCGCGATCCCAAGAACCCTGATAACGAGGGTAAGGTCTTCCTCTATAAGTTTGGTAAGAAGATCTTTGATAAGATCATGGCTGCTATGCAACCTGAGTTCCAAGATGAGGAACCAGTGAATGTCTTTGACTTCTGGGAAGGTGCTAACTTCAAACTGAAGATCAAGACTGTTGCAGGTTACTGGAACTATGATTCCAGTGAGTTTGATCGCGTCTCTGCTCTCAGTGCAGACGATGATGAACTGGAAACCATCTACGGTCAGCAGCACAGTCTGGAAGCGTTCACCGCTCCGTCTGAGTTCAAGACCTACGATGAACTGGAAGCACGTAAGAACGTCGTTCTAGGCGCTGCTCCTGCAGTCTCACGAGCACAGGAAGAGGAAGAGTATGAACCCGCTCCTGTGAGTGGTGGATTCAATGACTCAGACATCACACCTAAGTCTTCTTTCCGTCAAAAGATGGAGAGCAGTTCTTCTACTGCAGATGAGGATGATGATGCACTGTCTTACTTCGCACGTCTGGCGGAAGACTGATGGGAGAAGCAGTACACGCTTGGAACTCCATGTCCTACGGGGAGGGGTTCCTCTTCTCTCTATGGGTCATCGGAATGTATTACATTAAACTAAGAATGGATAAGTTCATTCGCTAAGCATGTGGGTCTCCTAACCGAGACCCATTTTTATTTTAATCTTTAACCAAGGTTAACCCAAGAAAAGGTTAAACCTGTTAAAATATACATGGATCAAACGTCGTTGATCTATTTTTTACAAAGGAATTCCAAAAATGAAAGCAATCGCTCTTGCCGCACTGGCTATGTCAGCACTGGCGACACCTGCCCTTGCAGGACCCTATGTTGAGTCCAAACACGAATTTAAAGGCACCGATGAGGACTTCTCTAAGCAAGTTCATCAAGGTCGCATCGGTTACGAATGGAAGTTTGAACGCTTCGCTCCCTATGTTGAGGGTGGTCTTGGCGTTACTTCCCCTGATGGTGGTGATAATGAAACCTTCACTGCTCTTGAAGTTGGTAGTAAGTTCAAGTTGACCGACAGTCTGTCTGCTTATGCTAAGTACGAGAACATCTTCCAAGATGATGATACTCGTGACTGGAAAGTTGAAATGGGCACCAAGTACAAGTTCTGATAGGATATAAATGAAACTCAAAGCAATCGCAGCTGCTCTCGCAGCAGCTCCCCTGGTGGTAGCGTGTGGTTCCACCGAGAGTGCAAAGGCACCTTATACACTGAATGGCGCAGGTGCTACTTTCCCTGCTCCTTATTACAATGCTGTCTTGGGTGACCTTGCTGCAAAAACTGGTAACAAAGTTAACTATCAGGCAGTTGGTAGTGGTGCTGGTGTTCGTCAGTTCAAAGCAAAGACCGTTGACTTCGGTGCCTCTGATGGTGCTGTAAGTGACGCCAAGCAACCCGCTGAAGGTATGGTTCACATCCCCATGACTGGTGGTGCTATCGTCCCTGCTTATAACTATCCTGGTTGTGATGCTAAGATGACTCAGACTCAACTCGCTGATGTCTTCCTTGGTAAGATCACTAACTGGTCTGAGTTTGGTTGTGCCGACAAGAATATCTTGACTGTCCATCGCTCTGATGGTTCTGGTACTACCAAAGGTTTCACTAACTCCCTGTCTGCTTTCTCTCCTGAGTGGAAGAAGACTGTAGGTGTTGGTAAGTCTGTCCAGTGGCCTGTTGGTGTTGGTGGTAAAGGTAACTCTGGTGTTGCTGGCACTATCAAGAATCAGGTCGGTGCTATCGGTTACCTGAACTATGGTTATGTAACTGGTGGTAAGTTCCAACAGGTTGCACTTCAAAATAAGGCAGGTAATTATGTTAAAGCAAATGCTGAAACCTCTGCATCAGGTCTATCAAAGATCGTCCTGGACGATCAGCTTCGTGGTGCTGACGCTAACCCTGCTGGTGCCAATGCATACCCTATTGTCTCCCTTACTTGGATCCTA